CCGCTCTCAATTAGAAGAATCCCTTGCGAAGATGTCTACGTCCGCACGCGTGCCCGTCACCAATCACGTGAACCCGCCAACTGACGAAAATCTAGCCAAGCACTACGTTGCCCCCCAATGCTGTGGAGCTCTTAAGAGTCCGCTGTTCGTACCATCGAAAAGCGACATTGTTAAATCTCCCCTGCATGGTCACATCTCCGAGCCGATAACAATCCCAGCTATTCTGAACCGCCGAGACAAGCGTTGTGAGGAGGACCCATACCAGAAAGGTATTAACAAATACCGTGGTTGTGGAGACTTCCCTGAACACCTTGTCAATCAAGCCGTTGAATCGCTCACCGAGGACATCCTCGCCGCCGCGCCTCGTCGACCGAAGCGCATTCTCGACTGGCACCAGATGCTAAACGGGATTGATGGAGAGGACTACTACGAAGGTGTCAACATGTCCACCTCAGCTGGTTTCCCCTACAACCTTGAAGGTCTGTCTAAACGTGACCTCATCGAACTGAACGGGATAATCCGCACACCAGGCCCACGCCTGCTCGCCGACTTCACTTTGGTTGAGTCTGTCTTCTTGCAAGGCAACATACCAGAACTCCCATATAGTGATTTATTCAAAGACGAACGACGCTCGCCAGAGAAATACAAGACCGCAAGAATCTTCTCGGCCAGCTCGCTCCTCACCACACTCATCGCCGCCAAGTACTTCAAAGACTTTGTTGCGTGCTTCTACTCGATGCACAACAACTCATTCTCTGCTGTCGGAATCAACAAATCCTCTCTAGAATGGCATAAGCATGTGACATACTTGCTTAGCAATTCTCCTATTGGATTTGATGGTGACTACAGCGCTTGGGATGGCACCGTGAGTGCCCAGCTCGTGCTACGTCTCGCTGATGTTATTAATGCGTACTATGACGACGACTTTGGTTTGCTCCGCCAAACCTTCATGTTGTCCGAATCGCAAGCAATGCACATTTACGAGAACTTAGTTTACGACACAAAGGGAGGCATCGCCACCGGAAGCCCCCTCACCGTGGTTATGAACACCATGGTCAACGAACTGTACCTCAGGATCGCGTTTCTCGCCCTGGTACCCGCTCCACTCAACTCGATCTACGCATACCGTCGGATGATCAAGACTAGGATTTACGGAGATGACAATGTCGTCTCTGTGAAGCCCGAACTGATCGACCACTACAATGCTGAAACAGTTGGAGCCTACCTGGCCACGCGCAACATCACCTATGGTGCCGCCGAAAAGGGAAC